TACGCTAACATGGCAGCATCGAAATACTGCAAAGACCCGAACTACGGTAAGGGCAAGCGGTCTAAACTTAAAATCAAAAAGAAACGTGGGTGAACTAGCAAACTGGCGCAAGCAGAACTGGGTCCGAATAGGCACTGACGGTAAAATCAAAGGACCATGCGGAACCTCAAAGAACAAGAAAAATCCAGACAGATGTCTTCCATCATCGAAAGCGAAAAGCCTAAGCCAGACTCAGAGAGCCTCCACTGCACGCAAGAAGAAACGTGCTGGTGCGAAGGGGAAGCAGTTTGTTGCAAATACCCCTGCTGCCCGTGTGAAGCTGCGAATCAAGAAATAGAGCTTGAAGACATCGCTAGGGTCGTCTTTTTAGACCACGCGCAAGACTTAGGGAAGCCCCTGGTCTGCACTGTCTACGGAGTCATTGAGCATATAGATAAAACATTTATTAATATTACATCGTGGCATCCGACCTACGAAGACGACGATGACACCAACAGAACCACTTATACTATCATCAGAAGCTGCATAAGACAGCTAGATGTATTTAACTAAAATTTTCCCTGAGTCTAACAAACCGAAGTAACTAGACTAGTAACCACCAAGCCCGATGCGTCGGACAACTTGCGGCGAACAGTAGAAGCTAAAGTCCACAGACGAAAGAAACCAAAACTATAACTATAACTTATTATGCCAACTAATAATCCCACCATTCCGGGTAAGGTGAATGGAACTACTGGGGGACGCGCAACACCTGCAGGCGCTTTGACTGTAGACTCAGCGTTGTTCCTTAAAGTATTCAGCGGTGAGATTCTCACTGCGTTCAACGAAACGAACGTAGCTAAAGACCTCATCATGACTCGCACTATCTCTAGTGGTAAATCTGCTCAGTTCCCTGTTTCAGGGCGCGCTGAAGCCAAGTATCACAAAGCCGGGGACGACCTCCTGGGCTCTGGTGCCTACTTGTCTCAGATTGCTCACAACGAGAAAGTAATCAACATCGACGACATGCTTGTCGCTTCGTCTCTGATTCCAAGAATCGATGAACTAAAAAATCACTATGATCTTCGTTCTATCTATTCGGCTGAGCTCGGGAAAGCCCTGGCTAAGCGCATGGACATCCAGATTCTTAACACGTTGTTTGCTGCTGGTCTCACCACTACTGCTAACTTCACAGGCGGTGACACCGGAACTGAGATCTTCAACGTAGACACTAGCACAGTCGCTGGTATTATCGGTGCACTCTTTGATTGCGCTAAGGCCCTCGATGAAAAAGAAGTCCCCTCTGAGGACCGCTTTGCTATCTTGACTCCATCACAATACTACAAGCTACTGACTGCTGACAACGCAGCGATCAACAAGGACACTTCAAGTGGCTCTGCTGACGTAGCTAAGGGTAACATCGTTGAAGTCGCTGGCATCAAGCTTTACAAGAGCCCACACATCGAAGGTGTTCAGGCTGCTGTATCTGCTAAGACAGCCACTGATGACAACGCAGTTGCTAACAGCCCGTTTGCTGACACTAACATCGCTTCGCCTTCGTCTGGTTACAAAGGTGAGCTTGACGGTGTAACTGGTGGAAGCGCAGGAACCTTCGGTTTCGTCGCTGGACACCCATCGGCTGTTGGTTGCGTTAAGCTCCTCGACCTTGCGACTGAGTCTGAGTATCTGATTGAACGTCAGTCTACTCTCTTTGTTGCTAAGTATGCAATGGGCCTCGGCGTTCTTCGCCCTGAGTCTGCTGTTGTGGTCAGCGCAGGATCTTCCGCTGCTAGCTAATAGCACACACTAAATTCATGCCTCGTCCTCATTAAGTTGGGGACGGGGTATTTTTTCATTTTATTAATATTATTATGCCACTCACTACAAAACTCGAAGCTGTCAATACGATGCTGAGCGCTATCGGTGAAAGCCCAGTGACTCAAATCACTGTCACTACCTCACTGCCTATCTCTGCGGTCACCGCGATCACCGTGTTAGACGAAGTTAGCCGCGAGGTTCAGTCAGAGGGATGGCACTTCAATACGGTCAATAAGCAGACGCTTAGCCCCAACAGTAGCAATGAGATTGTTCTTGCGGCTGACATTATGCACGTAGATACCCTAGATCACTCTAAGGACATTGTGCAACGCGGAGGCAAGCTGTTTAACCGTGAAGACAACACCTTTACTTTCACAAGTGACATTGACGTCAGGTTGATGTTCCTTTTAGATTTCACTGATCTCACTGAACAAGCACGGAGATACATTACACTCAAAGCCTCAAGGGTCTTCCAGGCACGCACCGTCGGGTCTCAGGAGCTTGAGCAACAGATCCTACGGGATGAACTCAAAGCACGCTATAACCTCGAAGAAGCCGATGGCCAAGGAGCCGACAGGACGATCTTTGATAACTATGACGTCGCTTCGTGCCTCGGGGTCAACCGAAACTACGACATTCTCTAATGCCATTAATCAATACATCATTACCAAACCTTATCCAAGGGGTTAGCCAGCAGCCTGACGCCACACGGTTCTCGGGACAATGCGACGACCAGGTGAACTTCATGAGCAGTGTTGTTGATGGATTAACAAAACGTAACGGCACTAGGTTTGTTCAAATCCTAGATGATGCTGGTCTTACTCTTTCGGAAGATAGCTTTATTCACTTTATCAACAGAAGTGAAACTGAACGATACGTATTGCTACACAATGGGACTAAGATACACGCTTACAATGTGCTCAGCGGGGACGAAGCGAGTATCAATGGGGCCACAGGTGGCTTCACCCCGGCGGCTGACAGCTACCTTAACATCCCAACGTCGGTAGGAACACCACGTGCTCTTCTTAGGGCTTCTACTGTTTCTGACGGAACCTTTCTTGTTAATCGGGCAAAGACAGTCGCGACAGACCAATCGTCTCGTGCCGATGCCTTAGATAAAGAAGCGTTGATCTTTGTTAAGCAAGGCGACTACCATAAGAAATACGCGGTAGACCTTACTTATTCTACTACGAATCCCATTGCTGCACAGGTAAACCTTACGTATAGCAGAACAAGTTTTAAAGGGAAGTCATCATACGAGTTAACATCAGTTGACTCTATTGCTACTATTGGGGCGGGGTATACTAACACACAAACTTATGCTGTCGTTTCTTTCCCTAATGATTACAACTCAAAGGTTCTTAGGACTACTGGTAGCGTTGACGCAACATTAATTGCTGGGGTTACAGACACCGCGACAGGAGCTTTGGCCTCAGCCACAGTAGGCAACAAAGGCCCTGAGTTAACTATCGGGGCCAACGAAAACGTAGGCGATACTATTACGATAGGAGTTACCCTAGAACTAGGGGAAGCTGTGAGTGTAGCTAGTGAAACTACTACTAATGTGTTTATTCAGTCCGAAGACTCCAACGATGCGGTCCACTCAGACACAGAACGTATCACTCAGTTATTACACTACGGAGATGATAATACTGTATTAGAACCAGACTATTCCAGTAACGCCCATTTCGTGCTCACTAGTTCATTCACTGATTTGTTTAGCGGAATTAATAATAATAACGGTAATGTAGATTTTAACATTGAGAGCTCCGGTAACCTTATAGTTTTAACACGACGCTCCGGCAAAGGAGACTTTGAGATCCGTGGACACGACGGACTCGGCGACGGTGCACTCGGCATTGTCTATAAGGAAGTCGGTTCGATTACTGACTTACCACTCTACGCTAAAAACGGCTTTATCGTTAAAGTCCGTGGAGACCAAGAGTTATCTGCCGACGACTACTACGTTAAGTTTGAGACAACGGATGGTCAGGCTATCGGGAACGGTGCGTGGGTCGAGACGTTTGCCCCCGGACAACTGACCAACTATGACACTTCTACGCTGCCTAGGTTAATTACTAATACATCATTAAACAAGTTTGAGATCAATGAGATCAAGACGGCCCCTAGGTTTGTCGGTGATGACATCTCTAATCCGTTCGCTTCGTTTGTCGGTAAGAACATACAGAACAGTGTGTTTTTCAAGAGCCGCTTAGGGTTTATCTGTGAGGGTAACGTGATACTCTCAGAGGCTGGACTAGGCGCACGTAATGCCTCAGGGGACTTCGAGTATAACTTTGGGCGAACCACCGTCACAACCTTGTTGGATTCTGATCCTATTGATGTGGTGGTAGAGTCGCAACGTGTCGTTAGTCTTACGGCTGCAGCTACGTCTCAAGAGAACCTCATACTGTTCTCAAATAACGGACAGTTTGTTCTCAAAGGCGAAGACCTACTGACCCCTAAGACGGTCTCAGTGAAGCCTATTACTAACTTTGAATACAACGATGAGACCGACCCTGTGTCTGTCGGTTCATATATTTATTATCCATTTGACTTAGGGAACCACACAGGTATCCGAGAGTTTTCGCTCAACAAGACCACAGACGTCTATGAGTCCAACGAGATCACTGAGCAAGCTCCTCGGTATATCCCTAAGGACATCACGTATTTCTCTGGGTCGCTCTCACAGAACCTACTAGGGATATTGTCCAAAGACGAAGACCAGTCTCTTTACATGTATCGTTACTTCTTTAGCGAGAACAAGAAGGTGTTGAGCTCGTGGTTCAAGTGGGACTTTAACATGAAGATACGAGGCTTTGAGTTTATTGACTCAACGCTTTACTTGATTGT